TTATTTTGCGGTTTCATGGCTTCAGAAATTAAATAGATTGGGTATGTTGGCTTCGGGTTGCTTGGCTTTCGGCTTGCTCTTGCCCTGCTTCATCTTGGCGTAGGCTTCGTCCTGTGCTTTCTGAATAGCTTTTTGCCGTGCCTGTGCCTTTTCTTCCTCGGTCAGAACAATGGTGTGATTAACTACCACCTGACACGTTATCGGCTTACCCGCATCAATGTCTTCCTCATCGTAATAATGAAGTGCCATCGAATAGATTTCATCGTCCGTGAAGCCGTTTATACCGCTTTTCTGCACGGTGTTGAGTATGTAGTTCACGCACTCGTCTATGTTCTTTTTCGGGTTGGCGAATACGGGTGCGAACAGTTCATCTTCCTGCGCCCTCTGCTCCAGATAGTTCTGAATGGTCGCTTTGAAATAATCGGTTGCTTTATTTTCGGTTCTCATCGTCTTGGGATTTTGTGGGGCGGATTGGCTCCGCCCCATATTGATGACTATTTTATTTCAGTGAATTTTGTATAACCCTCCAATGCAATGTCAATTACCTGTTTTGTAAGGTCGTTGTAGTAGGTTGTCCCGCTGTGGATAATCCGGTGTATGATTTGAATTTCCTGCTCTGTCATTCGGGATTTATTGCCACAAAACGGGCATCGTGCAATCGTGGTTAATTGGTTGTCTACGATTCTCTGCTGTACGATTTCAAGTACAAAGTATCCCTTTACGTTTTGTAAGTCCTGAAAAGGCATTTCGTTTTTTTCGTCTCCCGGACAGGGAAAGTTCATGCCGAATGAATAGCCGGATGTATGTTCGTGGCGTATGTAGAAATTACTATGTCCTATTGACAATTCGCCCTCGTTAAACAGATACCGTGGAATTGCTATTTGAAACCCTCGCTCAAAATCTTCGTAACTTCCAAACAGTTCTTCGTGATTCTCATCCGGGAAGGGGAAGCGGTATCGGAAAGGGTACTTTGGATTGAGGTAATCCGCAGGTTGCAAATTTCCGGGTTGATACGTTGCCCTCGGCAGTTCCTTTTTCAGTTGGTCGTATGTGGTATAATAGAGGTTCTCGCAACAACCTAAACCAACGCTCCCGTACTTAATATGTCCAATGTTTTCGCTCATGGCTTTGAATTTTAATTGATTAGAAAATGTGAGTAATAAGGAAATAGAAAAAGCCAATCAGGCAGATAAGAGATACAAGGCAGGAAGCAATGCTTTTCAGGATATTCCAACAGAAAACCACGCCCAAAACCACCCATATAAAGTCCACCCCCCACAGGTAAAACCCTGCTACGGTCGCCACTATCTTTGCTCCCAATTTTATGCTGGATGGAAGGTTGATAGATTCTCGTTTCCAATTATTTTTTTCTGCTGTTCTCATAACGTCTGACTTTTTTTTTATGCCGTGACGGAGCCGGTGTGATGAGTTCTGTTTCAGAAGCATGGAAGATAAGGGGTTAGCACACGCAAATTTTTTGTGAGAAATACGCAACGTCGGAACGATGTCGGAAGATTTTTTGCCAAAAATTTTCGGGTGCGTGAACCCCTGATATATCTTCGCTTCTGGCAACAGAACTCATCATATTACAACCGGCTCTTTAAGGCATAAGAAAATGAGGAAGACGTTATATCAGAGAACAGTAGAAAAATTACGCACAGTGATTTTATACGGGAATTAAAATCACTGCGGACACTAAGCTATGGAAGTGATCGACTGTTTGGCTGCCCGAAGCCGACAGTATAAGGACAGAGGCATCCGCTAAAGAATGAAGCGGGAAATAGATGCTCCAGACTTCTTATATTTGCTTTCCGGGAATGGCCAAAATGTAGAAGTATGGAATTGATAAGCATAAGTGTAAAGGTTTTCAACGCATTGGCCGAGCGTATGAAAACAATCGAAGCGAAGGCCGAAACATTGTGCCGCAGGCAGGATGATCTGGGGCTGAAGAAATGGCTGGATCATCAGGAGGTTTGCCAGATTTTAGGAATCAGCAAACGCACCCTGCAATATTACAGGGAAAAAGGGTTGCTGCCGTGTAGTCAAATCCGGCATAAGATATTCTATAAGCCGGAAGATGTGCAGAAACTGCTGGAAATGTCGCACCATCCAATTATCGCAACGCCATGAACAGCTATTTAATAGACAAGCAGGAACCGTGCGTGGCCGACTTTTTCCGCCGTATGGAAAAGACAATTAAAATGCTCGATAAATTGGATAACGGCAACAGACGCACCTTTAACGGACAGCGTTTTCTGACCGATAAAGAGTTGTCGGATATTTTGAAGATCAGCCGCCGGACGTTACAGG